TTAAAAATGAATTGGTTATTCAAAACAGTAGTACTCTGTTAAATCAACCTTTTACATCTTTTTTAAACAGTGTTGGCGGACCAGCTGGTGCAATCATTCAGAATGGAGTTAACTCAGTTACATACTCTACTTCATCAGATTATCGTTTGAAGGATAATGTTGTTGAACTAACAGGCGCAATTCCTCGCTTAAAGCAATTAGCTCCAAAGCGTTTTAACTTCAAAGCTGCTAGTGATATTACAGTAGATGGATTCATTGCTCATGAAGCTCAAATCGTAGTCCCGGAAGCTGTCACAGGAACCCATAATGAGTTAGATGGTAATGGCAACCCTGTTTATCAAGGCATTGATCAAAGCAGGCTTGTTCCTCTGTTAACAGCTGCACTACAAGATGCAATCACACGTATAGAAAATCTTGAGTCAGAAGTTTCTTCATTAAAAGGTGCTTAATTAATTAATTAGCGCTTGACATAAGTAAAGTTCGATATGCCCTATCTGTGTAATCAATTCGATTGTCAGCACCGTTAGGACGCATACGCCCATTTACTCTTGCACCTACTTCATCAATTTGAAAATTTGTGCATTTACCCCGGTTAGCACAATAGGCATTCATATTACTTTTGTGCCACCAGTAACCACTGATAGTCCAAGGGTATGCCTTGCTGGTATATGTCTTACCTTCATCCATCACTCGGTAATCCTGCTGACCAATGTTATCTAGATAATCACTAAATTCTTGATGATTATATCTCCCAGTTACTTGAATGTAGCCAGTTCCAGCAAATTTAACACCATCACCCGGATAAATATTTCCTAGATCTGACCTCATTTCATAGTTACTTCCATCATGAATTTCTACAGGATGACGTAATCCAGCACTTTCATGACCACACTGCCCTAAGAAATAAACTTGGGATAATCGATCCATTTTAAATGTAGTTACGCACCTTGTGTAATCATCTAGCAAACTATCTGATAATTCATGAATTGGAGAATCCATGATTGTTGCCATATCTTGCTTAGTTATTGCCCACTTCTTTGCTGCCTGTGGCTGTTCTTTGTCTTCCGTTTTACGATAAATATTTATCCAGTCAGATTGATTAGTCAAAAGATCAGCATCAATATCTTGATAAAGCTCTTCAATAGCACGTTGCTGATGTTCTAAGCTGTCGTAATATTTAAAAAAGTTTTTAAACTCTTCAACAGTAATTTTTGACATAGTAATATATTTACCTACGGTTCATTCTAACTTGTAGAATATAGATATTGTTTTAAATGTATTGATGACTATTGATGAACGTCAGGCATTTTGGGAAGCTGTTGAAAATGGCGACAATCCTCTTTTGTCTGTATTGCATGGATTAGTAGAAAAGTGGGGACTACCTGCAATCATCATGAGTTTAGGCGATATTGGTGAAGTTTTAGCAGAAGATGCAATTGATGCTGAACTTACTCCAAATCAGCGTGGATTAATAATGGGAGCTTGTGCGCAAGTATGTGCACTCAGCGAACAAATGCATGCAGAAATGTCACACCTTACAATTTCTGAAAATGGATAAGACCGAACTAGAAAATTGGAAGAAAGTTAAAGATGCTTTAGAAAAAGCTGATAAAACAGATTCAATGTTTTACACTAGAGCTGTTGCCATTGTTAAGGGTCAAGACGACCCTTTAGATAAGTTAAAATAAATTTAGCGTCTGAATATTTGCAATGGCCGATAGTGCTCGTAGTAAAGCAAAAGCTAAAGCTCAGTCATATACAAAAAGCAAAAAGAAAGGTGCAATGAAAGGCATGACTGTCAAAGGCGGTCACAAACTTTCAGTTAAACAAGGTGCTGGATTAACAGCTAAAGGTCGTGCTGCGATTAATCGTAAGACTGGTTCTAATTTAAAAGCACCCGCACCTAACCCCAAAACGAAAAAAGATGCAGCACGTCGTAAGTCGTTCTGCGCTCGTTCACGTGGGTGGAATGGTGAAAGGGGCAAAGCAGCACGTAAACGATGGAATTGCTGATGTCTCTTAAATGTGGCGAAGCTGTTGGCTATGTAATCTTTGATTGTGTCTGCCTGTTTTTAGGGGCAGCAAACCTTAGAGCATCAGCCACAACAGAAGTAGCAGAAGAAATTACAGAAGCTGCTAAGCCTGTACTTAGTGCATTAGAACAACACATTGTCGTTATTGCTAGTGAAGGCTCAAGTAAAACTGATGTAGCAGCAGCAGTTTTTGGTATTATTAACACTATTTATAGTGGAGGCTGTTTAGGTGCTGTAATTAATACTTGGCTAGGTTCACTATCTGTAGGCGACAAAATTTTATATGCGGCTACTGCATTGACTACAATAGTAGCAGCTGTCTGCACAGACGGCATGGCTGAAATCGGGATTATTGGTCTGGAGTTAGCCACTGCTGGCTGGTTAATCAGTGACAGTATTAAATGTACAGAGGCTTGTGAATATGGCTAAACAACGAATGGCTGGCGAAAAGCTAAGCGGTAAAAAGACCAAGTCGAAAGTTAATGAAGCCGGTAATTACACAAAACCTGGCATGCGTAAGCAGATCTTTAACCGTATTAAAGCTGGCAGCAAGGGTGGTAAACCGGGTCAGTGGTCTGCTCGTAAAGCACAGATGGTGGCTAAAGAGTACAAATCTAAAGGCGGCGGATACAAAGACTGATGGCTAAAGCTAAATCACAAAAGTCCTTGAGCAGTTGGACTAAAGAAGACTGGGGAACTAAGTCTGGCAAGAACAGTACTCAAGGTAAGAAGGCGACAGGTGAGCGCTACTTGCCTAAGAAGGCTCGTGAAGCGTTGTCAGACAAAGAATACGCAAGATCTACAGCCAAAAAGAGAGCCGCTGCACGTAAAGGCCAGCAGTTCAGCAAGCAGCCAAAAGACATTGCAGACAAAACCGCAAAGCATCGATCATGAGTTCGTTGTGGAAAACCAAGGGGGTGCATTGATAAGAGGCACTTATTAGACTTAGGTTCTTGACATGCTAGATTACGCTTAGCTTCGCCAAAGGTGTGGGTTCGAATCCGACCCTCTCCGTTCTCTGACCTACACCCCACAACAAGTGGGGTTTTTTTATAGGTTGGTGATAGGCGCAGCTTATAACCCAAATGAATCCAATGAACGTAAGAACTCTGGCTGAAAAGCTCAAAAAGCTTTACAAAATTTCGGACTCAACGTACGTCAACTGGCTCAAAGCAGTGAATCCTATTGGTGACCTTATGATTGACGAGGTCACGCCTGAAGTAGTACTTGACCAACGCATCTATTGGCTAGAGCGTGCATGCGAAGGGACGACAAAGACAAGGCTTAGCAGCCTGAAAGCAATATGGAACAAAGGTAGAAAGATGAAGATGGTGTTTGGAACTAAAGCTGATAACCCTTGGCTAGATGCAGACGACGGCCTTGTAATTGAAAGCAGAGACCCGGAGTTTTATCCTTGGGAACACTACGAGCGTTATCACAACGATCCATACTTTGTAATTCTGTGGTTTACAGGAGCACGGATTGGAGAAGTAGCCGGTTTAGACCCAGCAAATATTGTGGAAGATGCGCCTATACCGTACTTTACTTTTATAGACCAAGAGAACAGAGACTTAAAGAACAGACCTTCAAAAAGAAAGGTGCCTATTCATTCTTCCTGCAAACGAGTGCTTGGTAATTTTCGTCAATCAAAAGCCAAACGCCCTGGCTCTAGTTGGAGTGAGAATTTTAAAAAGAACATGGGACTACCTAAATTTTCAGCAGCACATACTCTCCGCCACAGCTTTCACACACGCTGTCGAGATGCAGGCGTCGAAGAATACATGATAGATATTCTGACCGGCCACGCTAAGGCAACAACTACAGCACAATATGGCAAGACGCGACTACATCTTCTTAAAACAGCGATTGAAAAAATAAAATAAAAAGTAAGCAATAAAAATGCTAAGCTACAGAAGCTACGTTAGCTACACTTAATCCTATAAACTGGATAAATAAAACATAGAGTAGTGATCGGCAAAGAATTAAAAAGCAGGTATATGGATAACTACTGTAGCGAGCGTAGCTTTTTTTAGATAGATAGAATAGGCATAGTCTTATAGATAATCATGGCTATTTTAGAATCTGCAATTTTTTGGATCGTGGTTGCAGCTGCAAGTGAAATCATTGCATTGTCACCACTTAAGGACAACAGCATCATCCAACTGGTACTTCACGCTGTCACTAGCTTGAAGCCCTCAAAAAAGAACTAAATATCCCACCCGACGCAGAGTGGGTATTTCGTTATGACAGCAGAAATGCAGCTGTCAGATTAAAGCATTGGGTCCAAGATCAAAAGTTTAGAGCTACTCTTCCGCAGAAAATTGATAATTCTGTGGAGGAGTATCTTGCTGTCGTAGAAGAAGCCCAACGGAAAGAATGGGAATATTGCGAAAAAATAGATGGAGAGACACCGTTAGGTGGAGAAATGCGGCTCACTCATAAAAGTAATAATCACACTACATCCGAAAAGAATCATTAAGCAGCTATAGTTGTGCTAAGTTGCTAATAACAACTCGCTATGGGTATTGCTGAAGACTGGGCTGAACTAATGTTTAGTCTGGACTGCCTTTCTAAAGGCTCCGCTAAGCGCAAATTCCGAAGGTCAATTAAATACGGCTGGGGCGGATTGTGTGCTTACTGTCGATCTAATCGAGCCACCACATTAGATCACTTAAAGCCAAAATCAAGAGGAGGTTCGAGCCTAAGAAGTAATCTGATTCCAGCCTGTCAAGCGTGTAATCACTCAAAAGGTTCTAGACATTGGTTAGAGTGGTTTAAAGAGCAAAGTTTCTTTAATGAAACTGCCAAAGAATTAATTGAAGAATGGATTTCAAACAAAAGATTTATTGAAGAGGAATTAGATGAAGAACGACCTAACAATCGAGCAAAGATTTGCCCTGAGCCGTGCACGATATGAAGTAAATCGAATGAGCAGACCGGCACTAGAAAAAGTTGCGCTGCGCTTGCTGAAGTCAAGAATGGAGCAGAAGAACGGTATTCAAACTATGCTGATGCAAAATGGAATCTTGTTCAAAATAGATGAGCAGCAAGCAGGATTACCAGAAATTATTTCAGAGCAAACATTTATTGAATTGCTTGAAATGCAAGACGACGACTCAATGCCAACTGACATTATGGATAAAGGATGGGAAGACGATGATCTAGATGATGATGACCTCATGTTTATTGGATAAGCGCTAGACTTAACGCAGATTTAGAAATCATATGGAATACATAGCATCTGGTGTGCTTGCACTTTTAATTGGTATGAAGTTTACAGACTTCAAATCCAAAGAGCATCAAAAAGAATATACAGCTTTAATTGAACGTGTTGAAAGTATTGAACAAAAAGCAATTCTTGCTGAAGGTGAGACGTTCAAAAAAGTAATTAAAACAATTCAGCCTGTGGCTACAGCAGTCCAACGTTTAAATCAAGAAGTAGGTCTTCGCTAGATATAATAAGAAAGTAATCGCAGGTAAATAGTGGCTGGATTAAGGAATGGTCCCGTAGACCGGCGCTATTTAAGCGATCAAGATAATGATAACTATCAACGTGGTGGTGGCTTTGGTGAACGCGCTGTAGCTAAGGCACGAGCACAAGGGCGACGTGGCAGTATTAGCTATCAAGCCAACAGACCACCTAATACAACGATCAGTAAGGAGCAGGGTAAGGCACGCGGACGTGCACCAGAAACTCCAGGATTTGGCGATTTCACTAGATATGGGGATGAGTCACAGCGTCAGCGGATGACAGATATCTCGCAAGAGAAGGAAAGAGCTGAAAGCTTTAAACCAACCATGATGTCTGTAGAAGATATTTATCAGTAGGGTGAAATAACATCAAAGAGATCCGACTCTTTTTTGACCTTATCTACTAATTGATCAACAGGGTTATGTACTTTACGGATTTTTTGTAATCGACTAAAGCCTTGCTTAGCTACATCCATTGCATCTTTGACGTCACCGCCTTCTAAAAGGTCCATAACAGTCGCTCGTAGTATTCCTCCAACTTCAGGTATACCCGCTGCTTCAAAGCCTTCAGCAGTGACATGACTAAGCCAAGCAGCTTGTTCTGAACCTTCAATTTTCCCTGCAATACCAAAGTCAAGTTGCATAGGTCTACCAGTCATTTTGTTATAGACAACATTTGCGTTATGCCTGTCTTCTAACCGAATGCCTTTTAGAGCTAACTGGCCAAGCTGCTGATTTACACGTACTGCATCCATTCCTGTTGGGAAAGAACGAGCTGTATCTCCACGAGTTTCAAAGTTATTTGTGATGTCTTCCATCTCAATGCGATTACCGATACCACCTCGGAATGTTTCTAAGCCAGCAACTTTAGGAGCGATACCCATTTCAGCAGCAATAGCTTGTAAGTTAGCTTCTGCCTCCATATTTGAATTGTAGTCCGAACTCTGCTTAATCACATTGCCTGGTACATCAGATGAATAGACAACACCATATTCACCAGCGCCAATCGGTTTACTACGATTAGAAGCAAGCGTCTGCTCGCGGAGTTGATCTTTAAATGCCTGTATTAATCCACCAGCACCGCCACCAGCTTCTGCTACACGACCAGCTAATCTAACCATCTCTATTTACATATAAGCTTATTACTTATTGTAGAAAATACAAAAAAATACCCTCCGTTAGGAGGGCTAAACACTTTAGATAAATAGATCAAAAACGATAAGTAAGACCCAGCTTGGTGCCCAGGTTCAACTCATCAGTGTCAAAAGATTGATCTTCAGTAATGAAGGCAACTTCGCCGTATACTTCTAAGCTTTCAGATACGTCAGCAGCAATGCCCAGCTTTCCTGAGTATTCGGTCTCTAGATCTTCACCATCGACGCTGACAAATGCAGGGCCGCCTTGAACGTAGATGCCGTTGTCAAATTCGTAACCTGCATGCACTTCAGTTACAGCAGCTGAATAGTCGCCACCGGACCATGCAGCATTGTTCTCGACATTGGCGTAGGGACCAGCAGCTACGACAGATCCGTGGGCAGCACCAAGAAGAAGCCCTGAAATAATAATAGATTTCATAATAAAAATACCTATATGTATAGCGACTAAGTAATATCGCTCATTAAATTATAAGTAGTCAATACTGTTTTCACGAGCTGGATATACAGAACAAGTATTGTCTGTGCCAAAAGCTTGTTTAAACAAAGCATAACTCTCGTCGTAAGTTAAACCTTCAACGAGAGTTCCATCTTTGTATTTACAGATGTATTTAGTTTTTACTGGTAGCAATACTGAACTCCACGATAGGTGTAGCACTTGCCTGCTTTGTCCTCAGTCATCCAGTTATGACTAGAACTCATCTCTTGCTCTTGATGATGTGAGAGCTCGATGATGTCACGCTTCATTTTCTTTTGGGCACGAAGCCGTCCCATTACTTCAACAGTAGACATTGGAAACCTCCATAAGTTAGTTCCCCGTTCCTTCAGTCTCTGACCTACTTGCGTCCCAACAAATGTGTTGAGATGAACGTATATATTAAGTGTAACTATAACTAATAGTTCGTGGCGAACATTTAGTCCTTTTGTTGCCACTTATCGATTTGCTCCTGTGTAGGAATTTCAATGCGAAATGGCAGTTCTTCTTTTTTAAATTCTTCGTTCATTTGCTTATATGTCTCAGGAGTGATCTTAATCATAAATATAACTAGTCCTCTGCTAATAACTGATATTCTAAGTGGGCTTTATTTAAATTGAATTGAATTTCTTTTAGCATTACCTGTTCATCAGGGTGCCCCCCTGGCCACTTTTCAATATATTTATCCATAGCTCTGCATAAATAATGCAAAGCATCTCCATGAATTTCAAAAGAAAAGTAGTAGTCAGACATAATACGCCTAATGAGTGCAGGCCCAGTTGTCGCCAATAGAAGATGCAGCAGTAATAGGTACTCTGAATTTGTAATAATCACCAGCTTTGGGTGCTGCTGAAACTAATAAAGATGCAACATGATCGGCTTCGCTTGGTAATACACTAAGCTGTTGCTCGTCATGAACATAAGCACAGCGTGTATAGTCAATATTATATGTAAGCCCTGCGTCGTCTAGCAACTGTTGACTAACAACAACCCAACGCTTGCTCAGTATTGCACCCGCGCTCTGAAGCAGGAAGTTAAGGGAAGCGTGTTCTGCGCGGCAGAAGATAGGTCTACCGTCTAGACCACGCAGCCGCCCATAACTTCTGACTTTCTGCTTGACTGCATCAATTAGAGGCTCTAGTCCAGGAATAGCATCAAGAAACTTACGACGAAGTTCATTACCAAGTTGTTTCTTCTGTGCATCAGATAGCTCAGGTCTGAGACTATGACCTAACTTCACGTCTCCAGCGCCGTAGATAAATGCGTAAGTAATTGTCTTGACCTCACGCCTTGTGCATCCCACACGATCAGCATTCTGCTGGTGTATGTCTCCATTAAGGACGACATCAGCAAACGCGCCTTCATCGAATCTACTTAGGTAATGCCCTAAAGCTCGAAGTTCTAAGCCTTCAAGGTCAGCACCGACCATTACCATTCCAGGGTGTGGCACAAACAACTGACGAGCCCAAGGTGCACTCACAACTTGCCCAAGATTGGGACCCCGGTGGGCATTACGCCCTGTAATTGTAGAAAGAGTGCAGCTGTGATGAATACAGTTGTCATCTTCAACGGTATTGAACCAGGAGTTTGATCCTTCTGACAGCTGCCCTAAATGCTTTTGCAGCGTTAGCAGCTTGATAAACATCTCACATTCTTCATGTAGCAGCGCATTGTCCTGCTGAAGAGCTATGTCACGCATTTCAGAGAGTGTTGCCTCATCAACTTTCGGCTTGCCTGTTTCAGTGACACGAGTGAAGCGAGCATCACGGTGGGTCTGCAGTGCCCAAGCAATGTGCTGACGGCTAGTGGGATTGAAGTCAAGCAGCTTTGTCATCGGAGCACCTGAGACGTAGCCATTCTTTTTGTCAGTCCTTTTGGGTGTAAAGACTTTGCCAGGAACAAAACGAAAACGTTGCTGAATTGTGGACTTGAGTTGGTCTACTTCAGCATTGAGTCCTGTACGCACACGCTCTGCAGCATCACGATCAAATCGAAAACCAGACGCTTCCTGCTCGGCCATAATCCGAGCCATAGACATTTCAAGTTCTACACAATCAAGCATCATCGTCATCCTCTTTTTTATTAAATCCAAATGCAATAGATTTTTCTTTAAGCAGTCGATCTGCTCTAGATTTGTGGCCCAGTTTGGCAATGCTTTCCATTATTTTTAAAGTATCTTCAGTTGTTGAACCCTTTGGCATTCGGCTGTGAACTTCATTGAACAATGGAAAGAACGTATCGGAAGCTTCTTTTACTTCTTCAACAGTAAGTGGATCAGATTTTTTAGGTGTTTTGCTCATTTGTTTCTTCATTAATTTGGTTCCAATAGAGCTCCCAGTTATGGAAGCGGTAAACTACCCCGTCTACGTCTTCTGTTTGTTTGACGTAATCAAGGGGGCATTGATTAAGCCAATCGTAAAATTCTTTAGGCATAATCTTTCATTCTCCGGAGCATCAGCTCATATAGTTTGAGAGTAACGAGAGTGTCTTGCTCGCAGTATGAGAGCATCTCAGGGGTGTAAACATCCCAAGCAGCTTCGTGCTTGCCGTAGTCACCTTTAAAGCAGCGGAGTCGATGACCCCACGCTTCTAGCGAGTGACGTCCATACAAACGTTGTGGCATGCCACTAGGGCGACGCTCATAGTCACGATCTTGAATATGAGGGTAGAACAGGCGACTAAGCACAAGGGTGTCTACGACTTGACCTTGATAGTCAAAGTCGTAGGTCTCTTTGATTAAAGGTATGTCATAGCCAGCAATGTTATGACCAATTAAAAAGTCAGCACGCTTAAGCTGTTCAATACCAAGATCGATACTCTGATCGTTTTGATTATCAAACACTATAGTTTGATCGACTTCATTTAGATCTCTGGCAACAATGCAGTGAATACGCGAGCCTTGACGAAGCAAGCCAGTGCTTTCAAGGTCAAACAGTAAAGTTCGATTCATCGTTTGGTTCTGAATATTTGTCAATGTTGAAATCTGTGCTTTCAACCGGGATTCCCGTGTAGAGGTCTTGGTTTTCGAACTGCTTTTCTTCTTCGTCAAAGCGTGGGGCTTGATCGTTTGTGGTGAATCTTTCGTCATTGTTTTCAAAATATGGTTCAATTGCAATTGATAACTCGCGAGCTAGCCGAGCAGCCCTGCGGAATTCATCTTTGTAGTAAGGCTCCCACTCATGAGCAAGAACAACTAGCTTCCGAACACCCATAAGGTGCAGTTGGAATACTGAAGCAGAGAATGGATAACGTGTTGTATAAATAACAGCGCCGGCCATAGTCGTGCCACGCTTCGAAGCAGTGGCTATTGCATAGGTTACACAGTCGATTTCAACTTTGCAACTAGCAAGGATACTGCGACCATCACCAATTATCTCTCGATCTCTAACAACAACTGCGCCACCTGGACTAATTGGGTGAGTAGATCCTTTAGCAACAGCTTTAGCAATTTCAATAAAATGCTTTTCTTTGTTTGCAATAAAAGACGGATCTCCAGTTACGATTGGCATCTCACATATTCATACGTTTATTCCTATATTAGGTATGTAATCAACATAGCGCGACTACATAAATGGAATACGAAAATTTCCGAAAAGAATTTCTTGAAAACGAAATGTGGGAAAAGCGCAATAGTAATGGTCCTTGGCTAGAGCTTGCTAATTCTTTTGATGCTGTAAACAGCCCTTCGCACTACACACGTGGCAAGCAGGAGGCTATTGAAATTATTGAAGACGCAATTATTGATGCACCTTCAGTAAAAGCTGGACTGCTGCAAGGACAAGTGCTTAAATATATGCTACGTCTGTGGTTGAAAGATAACCCATCTCAAGACGCAGAAAAAGCTGAGTGGTATCTCAAGCGTCTTATTGACAGCTTGAAAGAAGACAACTGACTTATAGCCGGCGTTAGCCGGCCTAGCATCGTTGGAAGTAAAGATAGTTAGATCCGTTGTCATCAAGAAGCTTAAGTGTTTCAAATTCTTGAGTGTGGTCTTTAATAACGTTATAGACGTCTTCAGCATTCAGGATTGAGTGCTTAAAAAACAGTGAGATGCCTTCATTTAGGTAAGGAACTTCTGGCACGTACCAAGCCTGAGGTACAAGTGTTTCCCAAGGCTCATCGCAATTAGCAATCCAACTGTTTAGTTCTTCAAGGCGCTGAGCAGTTTTTACTATGTGCGCTTCAATAGCTTCAGAAGCAGGGATGTTAAGTGTGTTTTGATATAGAAGAGCATGTTTCCACATTAAAGTGCCATCTCTGATAATTAAACGGCAAGGATGCACTGAATTACCAGAAGGTAGATTGTAAAGAGATTCCTTTGCTAAATGCTTAGACATTAGACTTGACCCTTGTTCTCTTCGTAGAATTCCAAGTCTTTTGCCCAGCTATCACCCGCAAATTCGTTAAAGCATATACGTCCGATATCTCTAAAAGTATTGTGGAACAAAGTGATCTTGTCAATGTTTGACATGACTTGATCTAGGGGAGGTCCATAGACAATGACATTCCACGTGCTTGGTGATACAGATTCAAAACCAGTGCCAGTAGCACGCAGCTGTTTTACACGTTTAAAAGGAATGCAAAAGGGATAGTCGTAAATGGCAGGTGCAGCACGGAGTATTTCTGATGCACTAGTGAAGAATATAAAACTATCAATATAGTTGTTTCTATATTCTGAGACAGTTTTGTTAAACCAAATTCGGTTATTCCTTACAGCTCCTTTTGGTGCAACAAAAACGTTGCCATGCCAGTGCTCTTGTAGAGGATTTACTTCAATACTAGAGACTGATGTAGCATCAACTAAAACTTGTTGAACAGGATCTGATGTTGGATCATAGTCAATAGATCCCATTACCAACCTGGCTCGATCAATGATCTGAGGGGTTGGATATAAAGGAAGCTTAAGTCCAGAAGACTTTAGCTTATTCGCTAAATTCCGCTGCGATCGATCGGAACTCTTCTTGGCCCCGACCTGCTTCGATTGCAAATGTTCTTGTTCCAGCATCACTAATCAAGGTAATTAAAACGTTCTTAGTCCAGTCATTTTCATCAATCTCTTCGAGTGTTTTACGTAAAAAATCTAAGACTTCTTCTGCATTTTCATCATTCTCAGCAGTTCGGATGTCTGCTTCTAAATCTGATCCACTCATATATGTAGTGGAATCATTTTGTAGATTAATGACAAGAGTACCGGCACCTCTAGCTTGAAGGCCATTCATAGCAATATTAATTAAATCTGTGAGAATCAACTCTGCAGTAGCAGTAAGAAACTTTTGTTCTTGTGTTTTTTCATCTCCAAATTTATCAGAAGAAATTAGTTGTTGAAGTAAATCTGTACGTCGTGACATAAGTAAATGACTCTTGCTTTAATTTAGTTAATTTAAAAATCTTTTGTGGGCTCATCTAGATCTTCACCATTATCAATAGGTTCTCGATACATGCCAGGATCATTTGGTTTAATTTGAGTTGAATGCCTGCCTTCTAAAAGGTCAGTCATAACAGCCTCAAACTTTTCACCAAAGCCTGCATCAGGATCAAACAACAGTGCAGACCTAGCATCAATTTCTAACGATTGATCAATCTTTTCCTGCTCTTGCAAGGCTTGTTCAACCATGTATTCACTTACTTGCATCTTGAGTGTATGTAGTTGACAAGCAAGCTCAAAGCTTTCTAAATAACTATCATCATCAACATAGACGCCGATATGCTGAGGAATAAGATGAAACGGATTACAGCAGTATTTATTGCCGCAAGTAGTTTTGACTCCTGCGAAACCTAGATCTCCCCAAGTAAACCACATAGCGACACGTTGAGGATGATGCTGTGTTGACGATGAAATACCATTGCGCCTCCAAGCAAATTGCGGCTGCTTAGTTCTGGGATTAATACAACCGTTCCAATTCCAGCATTCATCAGGTGCAGCTATATCTACTTGACTCCAAAATTTAAGAGCTCTAGAACGATGCTTCTTTAATAGACGGTCAATATCAAATGACATTCGACCTTCACGTGCAGCTGCTACACATCGAGTGCATGCAGCGTGACTGTCGAAACGCATTGAGTGCGATGAGAAGCGGCCAAGCGAATGGCCTGAGTACAGGCACAGTTCACCTTCTTCAGCAGTGTTAGACAGCTGTAGATGCCTACGGCCATACGTGTGGCCACCTCTTTTCTTACTTGGCTTTGCTTCACTCATTAGAAATTGCCTTCAGGTTTCACGTAATCACCGCCATGAAATGGGTATTGATCTGAACAAAGAGTTAGTTGATGATTAAGTTTGTATTCATAACGAGTACTATTTTCAAACTTGATGCGTACAAGCTTTGCTCGTGGTGTGTAGTACTCAGGATCACCAACAACAAGTGCGGTCATTCCAAAGGGAGACACAATAACTCTTTGCCCAATTTTGATATCTGATGTTTTCATTTTTAAATATATAATCTATTGACTTAAGTGTAATCAAAAGTCTTTTAAAATGTGATCTTCAGAGATAGGATCATCTTTGGGACGTGCCCAGATACGAACCGACTTTGACTTCTTACTAACAGGATCTTTTCTGCGTGTTACTTGTCGTCTCCAACCCATAGTTTGAAGAACATCAGCAACACGTCGTGATTCCTTACGACCTTGCTGTCGTGGGTCAAGATCTAGTGCACTCGTTAAAACTTCTGAAGCGGTAACTTCAGGTTTATCAATGCAGTAAGAAGCAATTTTTTCAGTCCAAGGATCAGGATCGCCAAACTCTTGAATATAATCAGCAATCTGTGCGATCTCACCACTATTAAATTCATAGCCTTCACCTTGTCGATACGCTTGAACAGCGGCAGCCCAAAGCATGTCCCGCTCTTCAGTTAGCTTTTTCCAAGGTATGAGAAATCCTGCACCAATTTCAAGAGGAACAAACCGTCTATTACCTGTGGAATCCACAAGGAATTGATTACGGTTTGTTGTACCGATCATGACAAAGCGACGTGTTAGTCGTTCTGGCAAGCTTGCGTAAGGACGTCGGACTTCATCACAGCGAGTGGTAATGAGATTTTTAAAGTTTTCAATGTTGCGAGCATTGAAAAAGTGATCAATCTCAGGCAACTCAAGTAGCCATGCCACATGCAGTCGATACTGCTCTTTCATGAGCGTCTCAAGTGGAGTAGTGACTTCAGCGAACAGACGGTCAGGAACCAAGCTGCGGCTGAACATCGACTTACCAACGCCTTGAGCCCCGACAAGAATTGGTAGCCAGCTCATTGAGCAGCCCGGTTTGTAAGCACGGGCTACAGCACCAATCATCATTCGCTGCATTGCCAAAGTGGCTAGCGAGTGAGGGTTACCAAGAAAGACTTCTCCAATACGATTCCAATCTGCATGAGGAATAGCATGGTCGGCACACTTGTCAAGGTAACGACGAATAGGGCAGTAAGAGTTTTTACCAGCTGCATATTGAATAGCATTTTTAATTCGCATCTCAGGGATAAAGACACCATGCTCACAGCTGAGCTTTGTTGTCATTAAATCAAGATCGTTGCCTTGCAGTTCGATTGTTTTACCAGTGTTATCAGTGTATTCAATCGCCCCAGTAAGCTGGTTCTTACGTAGTCCATGCAGAATTTCTTGGACTTTTACTACGTCTCCTTCTCGCTCTTTGGCTAGATCGTCTGACGAACGTTTGGGGCGACCGCGCTTTTTTGTAACCACATCCGTATCTGGTAGTGGCTCAAATTCAATGACATTATCTGTGTTCATAAGTGGCAATGTATCTAATAAGTTGTCAAAGTTCGGCAGCTCGTCGAACTCTGTGTATCCAGCAGCTCCACCAGCAGCACCAAAACGTAACTGTGATGGTAAGTGGCTAGTCCAAGATGAATCTTGTTTCTTAGCCAACGAATAAAGTGTAGTATGACCGGCATAATTGCCGAGACCTCTCCACTTAAATGGACGAATATTTTCATCTTTGTGTCCGTGATGACCGCGTAGAACCCAGTCAACCCAATCATCAAATATGACTTCGCCTACACCCGCACAAGCAGCCATGACAGGGGTGAAGTAGCTGTCATATTCACCGTCATCAGATGGGCGCAGGAACTCACGTAGGAGCCACTGACATCGTTTTACATCAATGTCAGTAACGTCTGCATGCACAAAGTTGATTGTCTCTTCGTAGTCAATATCTTTAAGCAGAAAGTCCGGAACAGGTTCAGCTTCTTTATTGACATTCCATTCAGCATTAGTATTGCCAAACCACAGCCTCTCAGGCTTTTGCCCGCTATTGTCGATCAGCTTTTCAATACCTAAATCAGCTAACAAGCGATCAACAATGAGCCAATAAGCACCACGATGCTGCTGAGTTGACTCAAGCTGTATGGCTAGCGGGAAGATGGCACGGAATCTATGCTCTTGCTCTGTATGGCTAGAGCTGGTGTAAGTAGCAGCACACCATTGGCGAGCGGTATCGGTAGTCCAGAACCTGGCTAATGTCGTGTCTCCATCAACATCAATAGCAATGAGATTGCTACCACGAGCGTTATCAGCCCTACGGTACCGATCGACAAAGTGAGTAGAGCACCAGGCGTATCCAGCAGATACCCATCCTTGTAGCCACGCAAGACTTTCATTAATGTTAAGCCATCCATTAGCTGTCTCCCTTGCATTGCCCTTGTTCTGGCAATTGCGGTTCACTGCTATCCGTAGTTTCATTATCCTCCTCTATTTTGTGAAATTGTTCAGCTCGTTTAAGGAAACGAGACTCGTATAGATTCATTTGATCTCCATCAATGAATATGCCTTGAGTTGTTTCAGGTGTTGAAACAATAATCAAAGCAACATCACATTTGAATCCAGTACGTTCAGCAAGTGCAAGCCGATAAGCTGCCATTTGCTGGGCACACTTTTGATACTTCCTGAAGCCACCGAAACCAATACGGTCACCGCGTTCTGGGAATGTATTCATGTATGGTCCGTTGCTGGTCTTAAAGTCAGCAATGACTTTGACACCACCAATTTCGCCAATTAAGTCAGGGCAACCTGCATATTTATGTTCAGTAGACCAAACAAATGCAACTTCTTTATCCTCCGATCTCAAATGATACCAATCAGGACGCAAAGGACGCTCTGACCAATGAAGTATATCAAACCAATCTAGATATTGTGTAATACCATTCCAAAAGTCTCCATATTCATCCGGTACACCAGGGTCAAGACCACGGAGATAATTTTCACAGCCAAGGTGAATAGCTGAGCCACGTTTGCTAGCAGCTTCTAGAGCACCAGGATTGTTTTGTTGCCAAGTTTTTAACCCTGCTTTGGACTTAGCGCTTTCCGTCGCAGACAACACTGTTGTGACAGACGGAAGATAAAGCCCAGAACAGAGGTACTTCCGGTACCCAGCGGGAGTCTGGATACGGAAGGGTTTGCTCTGTGTGTTCATATCAATAATCAGTGTCGTCTACGGATTCCTGAAACGTTTGGCTATACGTCGGGCTTTCAGAAGCGCTCCCGGCTGACGGTTGAAACATGGCGTATAACTGCCCAACGGCATTACCAACAGCTTCAGTAACTTGACCAACGGCACTTACTTCTTGACGCATCGCATTTACTTCTTGACGCAATGCGATCACATGATCCATTAGGGACGGAGGTTTTGTTGTAGGCGGTTGAGGAGCAGCGGGTTGCTCCGGAGGATTAACTGTGGGCGGTTGTCCTTGTTGAGCATTAGCCATGATTTGAGCAAGTCGTGCTTGCATTTCAGGTGGGAGATTTTGCAGTGCGTTTGACATTAGAATTCTTCTTTAAGTTGTTTAGTAACGATTTCGCCTACGATTTCTTCGAAGGCACGGCGGAGTTCATACTCCAAGTCATCTCGTTCCGCTTTGGCTCGATTGACTGTGATTGCAGGTACTGTCAGAGTTGCAGTTGCTTCATGCAGTCCGACATCATTTTTAAATATTGTGAGATCTATCATTAGAATTCAGTTTCATTGTCTTGTTCTTCTTTTTTAGTTTTAGCTTTAGGCAATACAGTTGAGCCACGTTTGTCTACTCCACCAGCAGGTAGACCTTTCTCGTCGCTTTGCTTGCCATCAAAAGGATCTTTTCCTTCAAAGAAATTTGGCAGCCAGATTGTGCTCTCTTGATCGGACCACTCTTTTGCAATTCTTTCAGGTACTTTCCGTACTTTAGGTAAGATGCTGTATGAAGTTTCCAGGCCAGTTCCCTTACGACTAATCTTAATCGAAAAATTGGCAAGACCTTCTTTAGTCCATGTGTAGTCTTCATCTTCTTGTAGGATTTCAGTTAGTTGTTCACGCAAAGATTTTTGTTCAATGAACATAACCTCAAGACGACCACGGGCAGCGGATGTTGCAACCCATGCGAGGAATCGTCGAGGCTTGACGTAGGAGCCGTCAATTTTTGGTCTGTCTGGTTTTGACCAGTCGGTTTCTCTTGCGAGATCGTCTGGAGTTCCAGGATGACTGCGAGTGACAACATAGCCATTAAAACGGAGCTCGCCGTCTTTACCCCTGGCCTCGCTAGCGTATTGCCAACCAACGATTGCGTGTCCTGTTTCGTAGCATCCAAGCAATCTAAATTCTTCTGACTCTCCATCTTTAAGTGAACTAGGTTTCCAATAAGGTTGTGCTTCTGCTTTTTCAATAGTGTCTTTTTTACCTTCACCGAGCAACTCGGGAGGTAGAACTTGTAAGGTCATATGATTGTTTAAGTGACCTTACAAATATAAGTAATACAATTAATAAATGTGGGCTAGAAACTAATGACACGAATGGCTGGAGATTACATGTTGAAAGGTAAGAATCTTTACTGCAAAGGTGAAAGTTTGCTAAACAACGGATCTGTATTACCTTTCAATGCACAGCCGCAAGAGCAAGCATTACATATGAAAATAGCTAAAAACCAGTCATAAAAAAAGACCTTATAAAGGCCTTCGAAATTTTCTATCTCATTTTTAGGCCCCTATGGGCTTTTTTATATATTGGTAGGTCATACCAGTATGGCGGTACTAGACGTGGGCCATCAATAATCGGGCGTGGGGTCAACTTCCGCATAGCCCGACGCAGTTCCGTTCGTCGCTGGATTGCTGCGAGATTTCCGCTGCTCTTTTCGAGTAGTGAAATCAGTAGCGACAATGGCTCGATAGGGAGAATCAGAATCGTCTTTCCTATATTCGCGAAGGTAGCCTTGAACGCAGATAGCACGTCCTTTACGAATACGATCGTTGAGTTTTTTCTTGCGAGATTCATGTGTTTCAAGGTATAACCAAGTAGTTACGTCTGAGTTGTCTAATGTGCTGCCTATTTTGACAGCAAGCTGGCCTGTTTTACGTTCTTTTATTTCTGCAGATCCAAAGAAAGCGTTGCCAAGAACTACTTGATTGCAGTACATATCTTGTGGAACGTTAGGTTCAATAGTACTAACGATAAGATCAAGAGGTTGTTTTGGGTCTTCACTAAAAACAATATTGCCAGTAATTAATGCCCTAGTGCCTGGAGCCCATTCAGTAAAAGCAGTCAGCTTTGCACCTTCTCGGTCGTAGCAGAGGAGCCGGAATCGTACCTCTCCATTACTATTACCAGCGGGCACAGCAGCGTCAGCACCGCGATAGTTAAGCCCGTAAGCAGTAATTTGATCTGGGCTAAGAGATTTAAGTTCAATAGTTGCTGCAATGAAATTCATTATTTAGTTTCATAGTCAGCCTCTAATATAAGCACTAACCCCACATTGCGCGAGATATTGTAGGCAACTTAGTGTCTAATATTTCGCCAACAGATCTAGCAATTTGCATATGCTCTTTTTGTGTACCGTTGTCTGCACGCAAATCTATGTAATGTAGCCAACTGCGAATTGTTCCACTCATATATAAACGAGTAACTGTGTTTAAAGGAAGCACGGATCTAGAACACTCCTTGGCTACGCCTGAGTGAAGAAGTGACTCATAGAGATTTACAGCTTCTCGAAAATGATCATCAATACGCTGCTTATAATACTCTTGAGTTTCTACAGGCAAGTCATCTATTGAATTTTGCCTGTTCTTTTCATCCTGTCTTCGGAGATCAGGCAATACTGTAGCGAACGTATCTGTCGGGATAGCGTACCTTTGAGAAAACTCTTGAAAGGAGAACGATCTATGCCTAAGAATTTGTGGAGCAATTGCACGAGTTGTGTGTATCTCAACGCACATTGACGCCATTTCAAATGGAGACCAGTGCTTGTGCTTAATGAGATATTTGAGAAGTTTTTCACAGTCAGGGTTATCTTCGTTTTTTGGATTGGATACTCTCGCAATTTTACCGATAAGTTGTTCGGCGTCAGGAGTTATCCAAATTAAATTAGCATTATGCATTACAATTGCAATAGTGTTATTAGATAGTAACAGGTAAAATGTCGTTTGATTCTAAATGGAGTGAACTATCTGAAGATCAAAGAACAGCAGCTAAAGAACAGCATGGAGGGAGTAGAAGTAGTTGGCAAGACGCAAAAGCCAGGTCTCAAGGTTATAAAGATAGATCTGATTTTGAAACGCAAAGATCAGCTTCTAAAACTTTAGAACCTTCATCGCAACCTTCGGCTGCTACTACTAATACTTCTAACTCAGACGCATTAAACAATGAGCATTCACCTAAAGCTAATGATGTAGGAGCTGCTGCTAAACCAGCAGTTAAAGCTCCTAATTATGATAAGCCCTTCCACGCAGCTGCACCTAAAGGACAAGCAGCTACTCCCACTAAACAGCTTACTTCTTACGAGCGTTATGTGCAAGAGCGTAAGGACAATGCTGCATCACATCATGCATCTGCTAGGCATGCTAAAGAGATGCACACAAAATTTGGAAGTGGCGATTTAGGTAGAGATAGTACAAAAGATTTCTATGATGGAATGGCGGCTAAGAACGCAAGGCGAACTAATGAAAGTTACAAGTACGACAAAGTCAATGATCCTCACGTCAAAGCATTGATGGAGTCTGGTAATGACTATAACGAACTGGAAGTATTAAGAAGTAGAAATGGTGGAGAATATCAAGATCCCAGCAGAGATCCACATTATGGTGGTGACCTCTATAAAGCATATGGTGGTGGTCACGAAGGATACACAAACTGGAAAAATAATTTCTCAATTTACAGCAGAGGTGGATTCCAAGGCGTGCAAGATATGATGTCAACTGAGGATGTACAAAAATCAAGAGACCAACGTCAATCAAACATTGATGCTTGGAAAAATAGTGATGAGTACAAATTTAAGTATGGCAAATACGACTGGAGTCGTTAAGCGTGTTTAGTTCTTAAATAAATTTAGTTGAATTCATTACAATAATAATATTAGATGTTTGAAGTTAAAACAAATGGCGTTGATGACTGACGAGGAACGGAATAGAGCGTTTGGTAAAGCCAGCCGCAGTGGATCAACAATGGGTGGAAGGTCGCGGGCTGACCAGGATCCACGTAAGGAAATGGATAATTATCAGGCAGCAGTTACTGAGATGAAAGCATCAACTGGAAAATCAAATCTAGGTATGGATGCACACGCAGAACTTAGTAAAAAACATCTTGGCTATGACAACACTGGAATGGCAAGAAAGTATATAGAAAAAACTAAAACTAAAGACCGGCATTGGGATGACAAGACTGTAACTTATGGAGCCAATGGACCTAATCCACTTACGTATGAAAAAAGGATGGCAATCGACCCTAACCATGGGAAAGAAGGTGATGATCCAAGAGAACTAGCAGCACAAGCAAGGAAACATACAGAGTATAAAAAAGAGTTCGCTAATCGTTCAGAAGCTAAAGAAAGAGCGGCGTCATTTGAGAGGGATTATGGGTTTACTCCTCGGTTAGATTTAAGTGAAGAGGAAAGGAAAGCTGCTCAACAACGTGGTCGCGATAGAGGTTTATATTAAGGTTGATATTTAGAGAGTAGTTGTCGTAATTGTTTAACAGTCAGCTGTGACGCATAGCCTGAGGTTAATAGAAGTAGCTGCGCTACGTAATCACTTTTCTTCTTTGATTTTGCCATATAGATTTGGTCTAATAGATCCATGTCCACTACTAATTGAGTGGATAGGGTTATCTTTACCTAACTTGTCGTAGTATTCATCAAAGATATCAGCTTTTGTGTAAGCACGGACTGCATCAAACTGACGCTTACCATCTTTAGTGAAAGTAATGATGTGTAGGTCAGAAGGCATTTGTTTATCATCAAATGTATCAGGACAGATTCCTTCTTCAATGATTTGAATTTTAGTTGGCATATGTAATGTTTGAGTATAGTTTCAAGCGTACTGAGGTAAATTAACGTTATTAGTCTCAAAGAAGGCAGGCATTCTTGAAGCGCGAGTACTAATTAAATTCTCTGCTTTTCCACGGGTGTAGAGACTATCTGAACTTGCCATCCAAAAGTTAGAAGACAAGTGCTTATGAGGTGAGTCACCTTTAAGTGACTGGAGAACCCAGCCTACGGTAGCTCTACGTAATTTGTTCAGTTCTTTGTCTGACTTAAGTCCGAGTTCTTCGCAGACGAGCGTGTTAGCCGCCACGTGGGTCTGTTCGTCTCTGCTGATGTCGGCACTAGTGGTTCGTAAACCAGTATCACCAAGGAATCTGAAAATCGGGAGGAGTACGAAAAAGACGGATCTTTCAAGGACCACAGCCTTGAGGACAGGGTGTCGATCAAGTTCAAGCCAAGCTTTACAGATGCGTTGAGCTTCTTTTTCAAATTGAGGAGAGACTCCATGGGCTTCAGCAGCAAAATTAAGGGCAATGTCATGGTTCTCTTCATCTACTACATTTGATTGAAGCAGTTCCTTGCACCCCTTTACATCAGGTAAGTCACCTTTCATAGCATCGCTAATAAAGTCACCTACCGGAATTTCAAGGCAACGTAGTGCTAATGCTCGTTGAATGACTTCTTCGCCGCCATCAAGCAGTGTGCCAGCAGTTACTTGAACAGGGGTCCAGGTGCGCTTGCGCTGGTGCAAGTGAATGTAAGGAGATTCTGCTTTCATTGTTCTATTGATTGGGTTTACTCAGCGCAACCAACACAGGTTGCTGGGCCATTGAAGAGATCAGCAATTTCTTCGTCAGTCTCATCATCGAAACCAAACATGTCACCAAAGTTGCCATCAAGGGCAGCTAAGGCATCATCTTTAGCTTGTGTGTTCTGCATGACTTGGAGTGAGTAATACAGGCTGGTTTGCGGAGAACGCAACCAACGTTGAATAAAATCTTCGTCATATGTAACGACATCACTCCAGCTATTAAAGCTGTAGCCGTGACAGAGTCCTGTCCGCATCAGCATCTCCATTACTCCGTCTACTACTTTTTTGTAATCATCCCAACCAACAGATTCGGATGTTTCAACATTGCCGTAGTCAAAGCTTTCGACACCAAACGTAGAGCTGTCCCTATCAACGTTGCGCCCGATGGGTGGTGCCAGTTCGGGGGCGGTTGTATAGCCTGCTCGGTCTTTGTAGCGGTAGGAGCAAGATGCAGTCGGTGCAATAGCAAAAGCACGGTCCATATTGGCCATGCGTGCTATAGCGGCTGAACTAGCAATACCTTGCGCAAGTGCTTTAACGATTTTAGTTGCAGCTGGAGTCACGATGTAATCAGCCATTGGATATAGGTGCGCATTAAGAGCTTCACCAAATTCTGCATAGGTAACACCTTCGATTGCTAGCAGATTGGCTAGTCCCAGCATTCCAAGTCCGACTTGACGATCTTCTTCTTGTGTCAGATATTCACCGGTAGATTCAACACCTGTCTTTGCGTGCAGATCGATAAGCTCTTCCATGCCAGCGACAAACGCTCCAGGCAGCTCTTCAACAGTGCATGCACCCATGTTGATATGTTCAAGTAAACAAGTGCCACGAGAGCGCAGAAAGACTTCTAAGCAGACATTTGCATAAATACGCTGACCATATTGATCTGAACGGATTTTAGCTAACCAAATGTCACCACGTGCAATGCCTTCAAGGATGCTTGATTTAACACTATCAGCAGCTGCATTCCAGAGTTCAGTTGTCAGATTTACGCATCGCTTAGCCCACGGAAGTTCGTTGCGAGGTGTCTGCACAAATTCGAGGATGTCTGCGTGGTTAATGTCGAGGTGAAGGACAACAGCTCCGTTTTTATAGACTCCGCCTCTTCGAAGCTGTTCGTTAAGGCAGCTATAGATTTTGCCAAATGAAACCGGGCCACTTGCCACGAGTCCTTTCCCGTTATCCGTTCCAGCTCCTCGCAAGTTACTGAGATGGACAGCAACTCCTGCTCCATAGCGCAATGCATGCGAGACAAATCTCCAACTTGCTTCAATTCCATTTGGTCCTTCCATTGAGTCTTGTACAACAAACACCGTGCAACTCACAGGTAAACGGCTGTTGGGATCGTCGATCCATGATTGGACACGACCGGTGCGTGCAATGAATTCAGTGGTCATAGCGACTTAGATCGAATGTTGTGTTTGTTAGGTCATTAAGAACTGGAGGCTTGTAGCTAGGTCCTTTAAGCACCTTGCCGTCATCTCTTCTGACAGGTTTACCGTCTTCTCCAAGCTTTGACATATTGCTTTTGTGGACACGACGGAGAGCTTCCATCAAGTCCCAGTCAAGATTCTCAGCGTATTGAAAACAGACGTAAACAAGATCAGCCAACTCTTTTAGACAGTCAGCTTCTGCTCCTTCATAATCATGAGCTTTTAGATGAGCTTCTAATAACTCTCTGTGTTCTTCATTTATCAATGTTAGCTGGAAATTCCGACGCTGTGGGTCATTTATGACACCATAAGCGTGACGAAATTCTTGCGCTTGTACTTGTAAATCCATCAAACTAATGCAGTTATACCAGTTTAATTTTCTTTCGTTCATTTATCTCTAAGAGTGATACGGCCACGGTCTAAGTCATATGGACTTAATTCGACTGTGACACGATCACCTACTAATAATTGGATCTTGCGGGTAATTAATTTACCGGAGGCGCGGCACAGGCATTTATGTTCTTTCGGTTCGTCTAATTCAACATTGAAATATCCGTTACCGCTTTCTTTGTAAATGGTGCCTTTGGCCTCAATTACATTCGCTTTCTTGCTCATCTGAAAAGTATTCTTTGTATTCTTGTTCAATCTGCTCAGTAGTCCAATCAGCGTATTCACGTTGCTGGTAATATTCGAAGTAGCTCCAGAAGGTTCGGGTCCAGCCGTCATAGGTTTCTTCTATGAGGCGATCAACCATTTCTTCTCGTGTTAAATCAATTTTCATTAATACAGTGATTCTTCTTTGTGTGTTTCTACAGTTACATCAGAGGTTGGATAAGTCACGCACAGCAGTGCAAATCCTCCTTCCATCTGATCATCATCAAGGAAGCTCTGCTCTTCCTGGTCAATAGTTCCAGCAGTAATCATGCCAGCGCATGATGAGCATGCACCTGCACGGCAGCTGTAAGGAATATCAACCCCTGCATCATCAATAGCATCTAAGATGTACTGATCTTCTGCACACTCAAGTGTGAGTGTTTTGTCAGGTGTAACGACAGTAATAGTGTAGTTCATCAGAAACCTTTTGGTCTAGCTTTGTTTCGTTTGTCTTTAGTCTTTTTAGGAACTACTATCAAACAGCTAGGTGCTATTGCTAACAGTTCTTTGTCAGACTTTTTAAGCAACATGTCGCTAATACGATCTATTGCCATAGCAAATATACCAGGCTTTGATACATTTGTGAGGAAATGATTTGCTAAATCATACACAAATTCTTCGCGTTCGCTATCAGTCATTTTTTTCAAGTACCGAAATGTTTTGTAAGAACATCGAGACGTTCTGAATGTTCGGAAATGACATCTAGTTGCTCTTGAATCGCAGCCATAACATTTGGATGCTCTCCAATACCTACAGGATTATGTAAATAAACTTCTACGTTCATTCGAGCAGTTTCAATAGAACCACGCGCTTCAGCTACTAAAGCAGATAAAATTTGCGTTCTTAAATTAATATCCATTGTCAATCAGGATGTGCGTATGTATATGCATCAAGGGTTGCTTGTAGATGTTCGATGATGTTGTTAGCACCAACAAAGCGCTCTACTGATTCTTCTTCTAGGTCGCAGAACTCATAGCCGTCTTCTTCCGAGAAGTCACATTGGACCGTCTCATGGACGACAACCAGCGTTGGTGTAAGTTCCACCGATAGCTCCTCCGCAAGCGCCGTACGCTGGCCAGAGGGTGTTTTAAGAGGGACAATGTCCAGCTCTGCTTGCTCATTTGCTGTGAGAGTTTTGAAGTGATCTTTGAGGCGAGCACAAGGAACACACTCGTCTTGTGAAAATACATAAAGGTGATACTGTTTCATAGCCATTATTCTGCAGATGTTCCATCGGTGTAATAAAAACCACCGATGCAGTTGCCTTGATTAGATGTTACAACGTGTCGGCTGTGCTTATAGCACCGCATTCCTGAATGATAGGTAATCAAAACAGGATTGCCAACATCAACTGTGTCTAATTTAGAACACATAATTAGTCGGACTACGTTGTCTTTTGTTTTGTACTGAACCTCAGCGTCATAACAAAGGTGATCAACAAGCTCACCCTTTTCAGGGTGCATAACAAATCGCATTGAAGGTTCGGAAACTGCAATAGCTTCCATTTCGCCCATAGTGCTTTTCATTCTTCAAACATTGGTGAGGGTGTACAGCTAGTAACTCGACGACAATCAGGACAGAGTTCTATAACGGTGTTGATGGCGTGCTGCACGTCTTTACCAGAAGTTTTGAACTCTTGAAAGTCGCCTGATTTATCAATATATTTAACTGTGTAATCAGTCATTAACTATGATCTGGGCAGCTTCATTGGCTTGTGTTTCGTTTGGAGCAACGAGTTTAAGTGGTGGTAGATATTTCTTTTCAGCCAAGTACTCTTCAACTTCTTTTCTACCTTCAATAGAGAGGTAGCCAAACATAAGGTTGAGTATTTGATTGAGATAGAACCTAGAAGGGTTCGGTGAGTCTTGGGCCAGTCCTGCGTGACACAAGCAAACGACATCGATTGCATCCCAGTCAGCGATTTCATTTGGTTCGGGCATGATTAGTTAGTTGTTTGAACTCGTCAGGGTTTTCGCAAAGATGATCAAGCAATGTCAGCAGAGTTGATACTGTCATTTCTGATGCTTTTAAATCAACGTTGAGAAGAAAGGCGGTGATATACCGCCGTGTAGCTCTTAGCTGTGAAACAGCATTCATTATCAGAATTCTTCCGTTTCTACAGCTACAGTGACGTCTTCAACGATTGCTGGAATTCCAGTCAATGACTCATTGATGATGGCAATAGAGTCACGCATAATTTTTTGCTTAGCTGCGTTGTCTTTGTTAGATCGTGCGTCTGCTAGCAATGCGTAAGTCTCATCACTAGTGACTTTGTTGCCGTTGTTGCGAATGCAGGCAAAGCAAGGGCGCATTTTTGAATCGCCTTTCCAGCTATCAATTGCAACAAGGCAATCAAGCTGTTGAGCATCAGCTAGACCCATCAACCCAGTGATCAAACACTGAGACCAGATAGTGGTCAGACCAGATGTAATCATGACAGTACGACCAGACTGTGTCTCAGCAAAGAGATTGATTTTGGTACCATCGAAGCCAGAATCTTTATAAACATCTTCAGCAATAGTCAGGCCCGTAATGCGCACGGGTCCAATGCGAGTCACTGGCTTACCGTTGTCACGTACGAGTGCTTGTGTGCTGTCATCACCCAAGTATTGGAAGAAGACTGCCTCACTATCTTTAACTAAGCCAACACCGATCATGATGTCAACTTGAGGTGCAGATCCGCCACCAATCTCAGCGACGATAGATGCAGCATCAGTGGTCAGATTGGCAGTAGAAACAATAGTCATTTGTATACAGAGTTAGGTTTACAGTTGCCCGTAGGCGCTATATCAAGTAGCCGGCGTTAGCCGGCATTATTCAGTTATTTGTTGCGTTCAGGATCAATGCTTTTTAGGCGTCCTGCTTTTTCAAGGCAAAGCTCGGCTACACGTTCAAGAACCTCTAGTTCGTCCGCATAATGGTTATACGTAAGAGATTTAATGAACTGCATGCAGCCTTCAGCTACGTAGTTCGTCTTATTTTTTATGTTCATGCTGAGGCCAGAATCCCACTCATTTCAGTGAGTTTTGCAGCAGCAAGAGCTTCAATGCATGTCCAAGCAAGCTCGCCAGACACCTGTTCTTGATCACAGAAGTATTCAATTGTGTCTTCAATTACCTCAGTCAACTCTTTGAGCTGATCATGCGATATGTTCATCTAGTTGTTAGATATAAACTTCAAGCCCATCACGGGCATACAAATAATATAGCCGGCGTTAGCCGGCAATGGGGTATCTAAACCTTACAAAATAGTTAGTGAAAGCAAAGCAATCACCAGATGCCGGGAATAATTTGTCCGGTCAATGCATATGCACCAAGTGCAGCAATAATGCCGATCATTGCAAAACGTCCATTGAGCATTTCAGCTTTTTCATTGTGAGTCACGGTAATCTCCTGTGTATACATAGTTGGTTCTTTGGCGTAGATATTTTGAATTCCACGATCCTCTGTAATTGTAGTCATTGGAATAATAGACAACTGTAAATTATTGTAACAATTAACGACGATCAAATGTGAGTTTATCGAGTTTATTTTCAATACGGACCATATGTTGTTCAACACGGCCCATCATCTCACTCAAGTCAGCTTTACTGACATATTGCTCGGCAACTCGAAGCTCAACTTCATCGACACGTTTGTCGAGTTCATGGATACGTCCATGCAATCGATTAGTTAGAGCAGCCAAACCTGTCACAACAGCTATTGCTATAGGTATTGTAGCTTCTAACATTGCTCAATTTACTTATCGATGCTATAAGTTATTTTATCAAGAATTTGTTCAATGTCTTTATATTGAGGATTTTTAGCTGACATGTGATGTGTCATATAAAACACAATGATTTTGCGAATTAAAAGCAAATCGGTTGTGTGTAGTTTTGTCATTTTATAATTTTGTGAAATATAATCCTATTGCAACAATTAAACATGGCAATAATATTAATGCTATCGAATAATAGAAACCAACCATTGCTTCAATTAATTAAATCTCAATTAAAGACTTCTCCAGCCATACGCTGCTTAGAGTTACTTCTGCTTTTATAAGAAGACTTTCTAGGAACATAACCTTGGCCACCTCTTGCAGGCGTTTGAGAAGGTCGATTTCCAGCTGCGTATTGACCTCCACCTTTTTGGGGATAAGAGCGGTTTTCAGGGTCATCACGTCTGTCGCCATCTTCAATGGGTTTAGAGCTGCCGTTAGGGCCAACTCCGATTTCTTCAATAGGTTCATAACGTCTACCATCTTCAATGGGAGACATTGGACTAGCAGGACTTGCTGGGGAATAACCTGAACCATATTTGTTCATTCCATTCGCAACGCGGTCACCGTATGTGTGACTAGGAGAAACTACAGAGCGACCGTCACGATCAATTCCAGGAGGCGGCCCAGTATATATGTGTGTACGTTCTCCTTCCTTACGTTTGTTTTGTAAATATTGATTTTTCATAAATCGTTCGTACCCAGGCATCTCGTTTCTAGGCTCTTCCTGAGGTAAAGACATTTGTAATAATCTACACTTTTACTATTTAGTTTAACAGGTTACTATAACAATGAATTTTTAAATTACAAAGCATTGCCTCTTGGAAGAACTTCTTCTGGAAAAATAAAATTCTCGTGAGGCTGGTCTGCTGGTGCAAGCCAAGCTCTCAATCCTTCGTTGAGTAGTACGTTCTTCGTGTAGAACGTTTCGAACTCGGGGTCTTCAGCTGCTCGAAGCTCTTGGGAAACAAAGTCGTAAGCACGGAGATTAAGGGCAAGGCCAATAATACCAATGCTAGATACCCAAAGACCCATAACAGGTACAAACAGCATAAAAAAGTGAAGCCAGCGCTTGTTACTAAAAGCCACACCAAAGATCTGAGACCAGAAACGATTAGCTGTAACCATCGAGTAAGTCTCTTCTTCTTGCGTTGGTTCGAACGCTTTAAATGTATTTGATTGTTCTCCATCTTCAAACAATGTGTTCTCTACAGTTGCTCCATGAATGGCACAAAGCAGAGCACCTCCAAGAATGCCTGCTACTCCCATCATATGGAACGGGTTGAGCGTCCAGTTATGGAAACCCTGTAGGAAGAGTAAGAAGCGGAATATCGCAGCAACACCAAACGATGGTGCAAAGAACCAACTGCTTTGTCCGAGTGGGTAAATGAGAAACACACTGACAAAAACAGCAATTGGCCCAGAAAACGCAATAGCATTGTACGGACGTATGCCTACTAAACGACTGATTTCAAATTGCCGAAGCATGAAACCAATCAAAGCAAATGCGCCGTGCAGTGCTACAAAGTTCCACAGGCCACCAAGTTGTACCCAACGTACAAAGCTACCTTGTGCTTCAGGTCCCCACAGCAGCATTAGTGAATGACCCATGGCGTCAGCAGGTGTGCTTACCGCCGCTGTGAGGAAGTTGGCTCCTTCGAGATACGAACTGGCAAGACCATGGGTGTACCAGGAGGTAGCGAAGGTGGTTCCTGTGAGCCATCCGCCAATAGCCATATAAGCAGTTGGAAACAGCAGGATGCCAGACCAACCCACAAAAATAAATCGATCACGTTTGAGCCAGTCATCAAGTCGATCAAACCAAGAGAACCGGTTTCTAGATAATGTTCCATTAGAAAGTGTTGTCATTGTTTTATTAAACGTCTGTTTATAAGTTCATCGATTGAGAATTGACCCGCTCCATTTAGAGTTACGCATAGCGCTCCTCCGAGATAGAGCACTAACAGTTCTAACAGATAGATATTGAAACCGGTGGTCATTAATGCGTGGTATATGCCGACAGATGCAGTACTTGCTATGAGCAAACCACCTAGGCGTGCTCCAAGTCCTGTTACTAATAGCCAGCTACCAACGACTTCAGAGAAAGCCGCAGCATATGAAAGAACTACAGGGAAAGGCAAATGCAGAGGTCGTACAAAGGCATCGGCAAAGTTGTCGATGTTTGCAAGTTTCTCATACCCATGATGGATAAGCATTATGCCAATTGATAATCTAAGTATCAGTAGTCCCAATGATTTCATTTGCTTTTGATGGTGTAATTTCTTCTGGTTTACGGATGACGATGAATGCATCCTTATTATGTTTTCGTGTGCCTTGTACAGGAGCCCACTTTGTTCCTGCTCCGTCAATCTCGTAGACAGAGGTACCGCCTGTGACTATTTCTAATTCATCACTAGAAGAAAAGCCCAGCTCTTGAAGTGCAAGAGCCAGGCGTCCAAGGAAATCATCCTGTCTAAGCATC